CGTCAGGATCGCCCCAGCGCGATAGATAAATTTCTTATTCTGAGAGGAGAACGTCTGGACTTTGAGCCCATTCCACTCGACGGGACTTATAGGCCCTGAAATTAAATTATTTGTACTCCTGTCCCACATTGTCTCGGGAACAAACCTACCGAAATTTGCAGGCATTGCCGACGCTGCAACAAGCGTTTCCACGCCTGGAGCCGTTACTATTTTCTCAACTCTCAGGATATTCCAGTCATATGCAAGCGTCAGCTTTACACCGCATTTATTGATAATCCGAAGGATGTTTTGCGCTGCAGGGTCAGCATTCGCTGCAACCGTGACAGGCCGCGGCCCTTTCGTCTCGTCTGCAACTGCATTTGAAATTGTTAAAAGGGTCATCGTTTTAATACCTCAATTAGCTCTTACAAGTTCGCTTGGCTCGTATTCGGTCTTGCATTTGTCTGGGCTATTAAACCAGCCATTCGGAATTACACCATTAGGGAAAACCATGTATTCTATGCTGTTATCACCGTCTCGATAGCCCATTTTTGCGCCGGTCTCAGTTGGGATTGCCGGTGCGGGCTGTGGGTCTGGCGGTCTATTAGATGTCACTGGGAAAGCACCATCTGAAATCCGGCCCTTTGCTGTATTCCTTCGCTTAGACATAACGTGTCGCCTCCAAGTGTGAATCGGGTGGGCAGGAATCCACCCACCCGAAACCGTTTATGATTATGCCGCGCCTTTCATCAGCCCAGCATTGATCAAAACATCACGCATTTCATTTACCAATGCAATCATGGTATTTCGATGCGCAGCCGTGTCGTAAGCACCAGCGGTCGCACCAGTGCCACCCGCAGGAGCGGCAACTTGCGCCCCCCCCGCCGGTTGAGCTATGGGTGTAACCCCGTGGAAACTGATCTTCTCTGTGATCGATTGACCAAGAGAAGTGCCATCAGTATTTCCGTCTCCAATGTATTCGATAGTCATGGGTCTGTTTTCCTTTCAAACTATCTGGTTAAGCAGTTCCGCTAATGCGGTGAGCAAGGCGGCTGTCGATGGTCTTTACACCATAAAGTACATCAAGTCGCCACTTACTCACGTCATTAGTGCCGTCGTACACAGGTATGACACGGACATTTGTGCCTTTGTACGATTGCCGAGAAACATCAACTGCGCCCGGAGGTGCGACCAGTGGAACACTGACCAACGAAAACGCATTTTTTGAGAATACCATATTTTGTCGGTATCCCGTGCTGTCAGTCCCCAAGACCGCGATAGCCGCGCCGTCAGCAATTGTTGCTGATACGGTTTGGTGCGCTCCAGTAAGAATGGCAGCAGGCGTCATCGTGAGAGTTATGTCACCAGTAGAGTCACTGATCGCGGTCACAACCGAGAACTGCTTCAAAAACGGCAACGTCGCTTTCGTCACAGGGTTAACCGCAAAAACTCCGGCAATGGTAAAGATTTCACCGGCGTTCAGTGTTACCGCGCCTGATGTCCAGCCGTCAGTAATTAACGTTTGCGTATTCGTGTCCTTTGAAGCCGCATACGTCACCTCTTGACCAGCACCATTTGTGACTGGTGTTCCTGTGTTAACTCCGACCGTGTGGGTCGGGACGTTCTGCGACATCAGAACTTCGACGCCGCCGACTTCACCCAAGGAGCCTTTACGGTAAGCATTGTTTGCAGAACGCTCAATAAAGAGACCTGTAAGGTTGCCAACCATGCCCCAGTGATCAGCCGGTGATAAAACAGCGCAACGACCTTCCATTGGATTAGCATATTCATCAGCACGCTCAGGGCCTTTAGCCAGGTCTGCAAAGCTGTTGATGGTTTGACCAGGAGTTCCGACCCAAGATGGGACGTTTTTGTACTCTGCCATCAGATCACTGTCGATCTGGTTGGCAAGCTGGATCATTGCCGGTTTAATGACGCGCTCGGAAAGCTCCTTGATGTCCAAGGTCAATTCTTGCGAAGTGAACTCGAAATCAACACCCTTGCGCTTGTCAACGCTGAGAGTGAATTTGCCCTCAGTAGTATCCTGCACGTTCATTACGGCACCGTCTCTCACGGTGAAATCCGTCGGGCGCTTAACAGAGATCGAAGAGCCGACTTCATAGCCGTTGATAGACTTTGAAAACTCTTCCTCGTAACCACGGAAGACCTTCTTCGCCATTACCAGTTCATTATCTAACTGCAAAACGGCAGCCTTAGCGATAATGCTGGCGGTTAGTGTAGTGTTCGCCATTGTTTTATCCTTTCGAGATAAAAGTTAAGTTATCCACGCAGGCTCAGATGCTTTCTAAGTGCGCCCATGCTCATGTCATCAGGAGCACGATTGGACGTAGCATTACCCTTCGATTTAATTCCTCGAACGGGCTTGGCCTTGGTGGGCTGTTTATTTGGCTTTACTTTAGCCTGGGTTTGCTGGTCATACAGCATGGCCTTGTACGCATATTCGGTGATAACTGGGTTTTGAGCCCAGGTATCCATCTCTCTCTGTGAGATATTTGGATGCTGTTGCTTAATATGCTTCAGAAGCGCAGGCGCTTTCTCCGTTGAGAAATTCTTGAACTTCTTATTTAATTGAGCAACACCTTCCGCAGCAATTCCGGCGAGGCGGTGTTGCTTTGCAGCGTCCGCATCTCCTTCCTGCTGTTGAACTTGCGCTAAGGTCTGCTGGAACTCTTGCTGTTTATCTGCCAACGCATCTGAAATCTGCCGTGCCCGATCTGGATCAGATTGCCACAACTGAGGTAGATTTGCTGAAGATAAATGCTCGATGTCCGACTTTAATTGCAAACCACGGGTATAGGTTTCCAAGGCAGCACCGTTCAATTCAGCTATTTTTGCGACGGTTGCTTCCTGTGAGTCGAGCGACTTAGATCGCTCGGCTGTCTGCTGGTGAGCCTTGGTTGCCGAAGACCACACACCCTTAGAAAAATCATCGATCTTGGTGGCTAATTCTGGCGGTACTGCATCAAGTGCAAACTCCAGTTTGTTGCCACCGAAATCGTAAGTCCTCATCTCGGGATCGGCTTCGGTTTCCTCGCTCTCACCTTCTTCGCCGTCTTCTTTGACGGCGTCTTCGCCTTCTTCGTTTGTTGTGTCTGCGCTTTCTTCCGGCTCAACATCAGGCGTGTCATACTCTAGATCATCGAGGCTTTGTATATCCTCGCTGTCGAGCGCGACCTCACCCTCACTTTCGGTCATAACCGTAGGTGAAGGCTCTTCTGTGGTTGGTACGGTCGCAGCTACGTCTTCTTGAACGTCGGCTACTGGTTGTGCGTCAGACATATAATTAAACTCCTTCTAAGTGCTTGGCGCGTCATCACGACGGGCTTTGTGGGTTGTTAGTTGTTAGCGATTAAATCCAAATGCTCCGAATGTTCCCAGGGGCGCAGAATGCGAACCTAGGCCGACTGTTGTGGCTTGAGGGTTAGATTGAATGCCAAGTATACTGTTTAATGCGTCACTCGATCCAGGTATTGCTGGTCCAGGTACAGCAGCATTTACCAGTCCACCAATATCGTTTTGCATTGCATTAGTGACGCCGCCATAAAGAGCACCGCCGACAGGCCCGCCAACCAAAGAAGCAACCGCGCCAAGTGCTGGGTTTTCAAAATCATATCCGTAACCAAGGTCAAACCCAGGGGGAGCGTTTTGATTTCCGGCGAGCGTCACGGTATGGGCTGTTGGGGTAATCCCTAGTAATCCCATTAGACCAGTCATAATACCCGGGTCAGTGTGAGCGACGGAAGCCACTGACTCCCCAATACTTTGATTGATTGCACCTTCTGAGCTATTAAATTCGGCCTCGCCTTCAGGCCCCCCGATTGGAGATAGGCTTTGGTCGAATGTGTCATTCTCAATACTGATCTCGCCTTCATGTGAACCAACGCCCAAACCTTGAGCCATATTAGTCCCAAGCTGAGCGTCCATCGCGTCAGCAGACTCTTGGTCGTCAGCACCAGGGCTTGTGTCCGGGCCTGTGTCAGCAGCAAGTGCAGGGTCATCAATACTTAGCTCAGTATCATCATCGTCTCCACTACCGTCACCATCACCATCGCCGCCAAAGCACCAATGTTTCAAGTCATGCTCTGTGATCCATTCTTCAGGGCCGTAAAGACCATCTGTCCAAGGAGTTTTATTGTTTAACATTTTCTAAAATCTTTCCTTTGGCTCTAACTTTCTTTTTGCTGTGGCTTCGTATAAATTTAGCATCGTGCAAAAAATCGTATTTCTTAAAGTGTTTAAACATTTCTTTAGTGTGTCCAAATGGCGCAACAAAATCCACGATCCATAAATTGTTTCCAGATTGCCAATCATTCGGCTGTATCTTTCTCGTTCCATTTTTATATCCGTCAGATGATTCATTTGAAAACAAACCAAATGTAAAAAAACCTACCGCCTTATCATCTTGTCTTAAAAAACCACATTGCTGCAACTTAATCGGCGGTATAATCAATCTTTCAATGTCTTCAACTCTCCATCTTCTATGTACTTTAGAATGTAGCATTAAAAATAATGCGTCTTCTAAATCAGACATTTCCTACGTTATTTCAGCAATAATCATGTCCGGCGGGTTTGACGATATAGCCTCTGCCGCTTTTAACATTGCTTCTTTTGTTGCTTGTTCCTGATCCATCATATGCTCTTGATGCGATATATAAACTTTTGCCAATTCCACTTGCCTGTCTTTTTCATTTTCTATGGCAGTAAATTGATCTTTTTGAGCTTGCATCCGTTCTTCGTATTCCCACTGTGCCACCATTCCTGGCTTGTTTTGCAGTTGCAATTCTTCTAATTCCGCTTGCCGCTCTTTTAATGTTAGTTCTCTGTCTTTTAAGACAAGCTCTTCACCTGTTGCCATTGCATCAGCTTGGTTTTTCTTGGCATCGCTGTCGGCTTTCATCATTTGGGCCTGATTGTCCTGCTTCGCCATCTCGTTTTCTTTGGTCAGGCGTTCGATCTCTTGCATGACTTGCTGTTGAGCTTGCTGCATCTGCTGGTCTTTGGCTTGAAGCTGCTGTTGCATTGCAGCCATCTCAGGGTTGTCGGAATTGCTCTCGGCGTCCTCTGCCTGCTTAATCTCTGGCGGCAATAAATGTTTTAGACGTTTGGCAACGATATCAGCCCCAACAAAGTCCATGTGATCAAGCAACACGTCACCAACAAACGGAGCCGCATCTGGAACTTGTCGCATAATCTCAATAAGCGTCTCCCTTGTCTCCTCCCGCTGTGTGGCAAACGATGGACCTGACTTCACGTTAATATCGTATACACCAACTGATAAATTGTAGAGGGCAGGCTGTCCGTCAAGACCCTTCTTCTGTGACCCGCCAGCCTCTTGAGTTAGCTTTGCAACTTCTGCTTTGTCGTCTTCTCCCAAAATGCGAACGCTTTCTTCTGCGCTATAAACAGACGGGATAATATCAACAAGGACTTCTCCGCAATAAGAGATTGCGCGGGACATATTGTCGAGGAAGTGGAAGTTGGACACGTCGCCCTGGCGCTCTCTTGCCATGATGGCTCTGCCACTTGTCTCATTCGATCTGGCACCCAAGCTGCTATCAAATATGCCCATTATGGATTTCATGTCATCGACATTGTTAGCCGCCTCTTGCAGCACTCCAGCAGGCACTCCGGCGAACGGTTGCCGCTGTGGCATGTTTCCGGCGGTCGCGTTGTATTCAAGATATGCGTGACTTCTAGAATTTGCGCTCGCCCATTTTGTCTCGTCCCCCTTTGGGATGAAACCCTTTGGACCGATAAATGGAGTTTTTGGAGCTAAAGCAACTAATTCCGTCGATGCTGACCGCCAGAAGTTGAACATCTGCTGCGAATCTTTGGCGTCACGCACCATCGATCTAAAGTGCCTGCGACCATCAACGAAGACCTCCTCGCCCCAAACAGGGCAAATAGGTATTTTCTTTCCAGGCCAAGGATCAGATTCAAGCACCTCGTCGCCATTCATGATGTAGCGCATAATCTTATGCGTATCGACCTCACGGGTCTGTCGCAGTTCTGTACCTGACTGCTGCATAAACATTTGTATTAATGCGTCGTCGCCAACCATGCCGCCTAGATCAATTTGCTGGTTTTCAAAGAAACGCGCAGCCATCGTCTCCAGGTCTTGCTCTCGCACCGTCTGTGCTTGCACCTCGCCTGTTTGTGGATCGGTCATGGCTAAAAGCATTAATTGGTAGCTGTCTGGTTTTTTACAAAAATATTCAGCAATCCGAATGCTGTCTTCTCGTATCCACTGGTCAGACGCTTCGTCTCGGCTGTCGCCCTCAAAATTTGACATCGATGCGTCAGGATATTTTACTTCGTATTCGTCCTTTTCCATCCAATCTGAAACAAAAGCATATTCCCAATCCGAGGCATCAAAACGGGTTGATGCCGTATCCCAATGCACCGATAGCGGGTTGGGGATGCGATTTATCCGAGCTTCCAGGCTGAAGCTCTCGTCGTTGACGTAGTCAATATCTACGCGCCAGAAGCCAAAGCCCCCGGTAACTGCACAGTCGAGCGCGGTCGAATAAGCAACCTCGGCGCTTGACCTGCGCTCAATGGACTTAATCAGGCCGCCAATGACCTGGGCTGTTTCCTCATCGCCAAAGTTATCCGATGGCGTGACCTGGATGGCTGGGCGGTTTTGACGGGATTCATTTACAATTGAGCGAATAAAAGCAGGCAGCTTATTAATTGTTAATGCTGGTCTTCCTTCTTGCACCCGAAGTTTCTTGACTTCCTTATCCCACTGATCACCCATCCGCGAAAATTTCACGTCTGAATAATATGCCTCACGGTTAAAATCCGACCCTTCTATGCTCTCCGTAAAACGCTCAATAGCGTCTTTGTGGATTTGATCGTCGTCGTTTTTGTCGCCATACGCCATATGTCGATCCTAAAAGTTAGATGTCTTTAATATGCTTATAAGTTAATAATCGCGATTTGTACATATCATTCTCTTCATGGATTACGACATCCAAGCTCCCTCTCCAGTTCCATATTGTGAATAGTCTTCCTCGACGACACTCGACTTACCCTGCATCAGATCAGGGAACAACTCAGTAAACGCCCAGATCATGGCCTCTGCCCTGTCCGGGCTGTCTTCGCCATCATAGCCCTCATGCGTGAATTTACATAGCTGGTCTTCCATCTCGCTAAACGTACCAACGTGGCTGATCATGTCGAGGCTGTACAGTGAACTGATAGGCTCGGCTCTAACATGTTTGCCCCTGGTTGCCCTGACCTCGATGACAGGAATACCTGGGCGCACCGTCTGCAATGTATGCTTAACCATATCACCGCCCTGGTTGATCTCTACGACGATGGCGTCTGCCTCATATTTATCGAATAAGGCGATAGCCCTAGTTGCCCACTTGTGCGGTGAGCCCTTAGTCGATCCGTCAGCTAAGACATAACCACGTCCGTCAGCGCCTTTGCAGCAGACCGATACACCGTGATAGTCGCTCGTTTCCGTATTCGTCACCGCAGGATCAACGCCGACTAATGTGCGCTCTCGGTCAGTCGGCAACTCAGCAAGCCTGTTCATGTGGATGTTCGACCGGCTGAAGATCGCGCCTTGAGCTTCAGGTTCATAGTGCCCGAGCCAAGTATGGCTATATCGTCCAATGTCTGTCCTTTGGTCAAACTCTCGCTCCGCTTCTAGCTCTGCCGGGAAGAATTGGTTGTCCATGTAATTAGCTTCGACCATCACAGCGTCAGGCGGCGGCTCCAGACCACGAGCAAGCATGTCAATCGGGTCTGACCTATTGCGCGGATTCCACGTTGCCCATATCTCAGACCCCTTCTCACGAATGGTTGGTCTAAGTAGCTCTAGGCTGCGGGCGCTTAATGTCTGAGCTTCCTCAATCCACGCAATTCCGATTTTTTCTAGACTTTTTATGCTTTCCGCTGTGTGGTCTTGAAGTCCTTGAAACATGATAACGCCGCCGCCTGGGGTGCGTATCTCGTTATTCATCACCTGGAACTTACTGGTAAGACCTAAACGATCAATGGTGTCCTCTAGCAGCCTCTTGGCGCTCTCCTGGAGCGTCTTCTGGACTTCCCGGACACAGACTATGCGAGTGCCGGGACGGTTAGCCGCTACAATAATGGCTTGCGTTGCAGCATTATGCGACTTGCCTGATCCTCGCCCGCCGTGAGCAAACTTATAGCGGGCAGGCTGCCATAACGGCTCAAATACTTCTGGGACTTTAAATTCTCTCATGTGTCCTTGGTGAATTTGATTTGTATGTTTACGTCGCCCTCGACTTCAACCGAGGCTGTCTCTTTCCAACCGGCGCGGCATCCCATCCAATACTTCTGAGCCTGTACGTCACCGCCGATAGCCTTGTTGTACATTGATCCGCCGACCTTGGCGTTGGCTTTGATCCAAGCCGTGTCTATCTCCTCGCGGTAGTATTTGGTCATGGTCTTGATGTCGATGCCAATGACCTTGGCAATATTCTCCTGGGATATGCCAACAGCAGCCATCATCCTGACGGCTTCAGCTTCCTCGTCGGTGCGTTTGTGAGGCGGTCTATGCTTGGGTTTTGGCTTCTTTGTCATGGTCTTTCCTATGGGGTCGGGAAAAAGTACCCTACGCTAACACAAATTTCCCGCCAATTTTATTAAGCTGCGGGTCGTCTTCTGCCGCAAGCCATCGGCAAACCGCCGAGATAATGCTCAACTGGGTCTTGGGTTTTAAATGGTTAAGTGTGGATAACTCGCCTACCAAATCGCCTTGGTTAAATGGTACGCCGTCCTTTAGCGTGTCAAACATCTCACTGGCTACAGCCATGCCGTGCGACCTGACAAGGCTTTGCTCGTTTTTGCTTTTCAGGTTGTCTACATAGACCTCGCCTAATTCAGCGTCTTTGCGGTATTCCATTGCGGTTGTCATATTATTTGCTCCCATTGTTTAATGAATTAAACATTTTACCACCAAGTGTGGCATCTAAGCCAGTGAAGTCTTGCCATCGTTTGATTATTACATCGCAGAAACGTGGGTCGAACTCCATTATAAACGCTTTTATACCATTCTTCTCGGCAGCTATTAACGTAGAGCCTGACCCACCAAAGAAGTCTGCAATGGTATTCGATGATAATTTAAACCGTTTTATAATCCATTCCATGAGGCTAACGGGCTTCTGTGTCGGATGCACCCTGTTTGTCTTTTCAGATGATTGTGTGAATTGACGCACCACGCTCCTAAAATTTGCCCAGGCTAACTCACAATCTGTTTGATCGCTTTCACCGTTGTTTTTGTCCCAAACGAGCCAACACTCGCTGTCCGGCAATACGCTGCAATAATAATTTGCGCCCCACCAAATATGCTTCGCATCCGGCATCAATCCATGAATTAGATTAAACGCATCCTTTGCAACGTCCGGGCTATCGTCTCCCATAATGTCGCCGTCGTAGTTTGCTGACAGCACACCCGACTTCGATACTGCATTCATCCCGTATGGCGGGTCAGTATGCACTAGGTCAATTTTGTTTCCGTCTATCAGCGTCTCCACCGCATCGATGCTGGTGCTATCTCCACACATCAAACGATGGTTGCCGAGCGTCCAAATATCTCCAAGTTTAGTGATAGGGTCTTCAGGTACGTCGGGAACTGCGTCCTCGTCGGTAAGCCCTTCGGTTTCCTCAGTGAGCAGCCCCGCCATCATATCATCGTCAAAACCCATCAACGTCAGGTCGAATCCTTCCGTATCCAAGTCCATGACCTCGACCTTAAGCAAGTCCATATCCCAGCCTGCGTTTTGAGGCAGTTGGTTGTCTGCAAGGACGTAAGCCTTTTTCTGTGCGTCTGTCCATCCTTTGGCGGTGATAGTAGGGACCTTCTGGATGTCTAGCTTTCTGGCGGCTAATACCCTGCCGTGACCGGCAATGATTTCGTTGTCTTCGTCTACCAGGATCGGCGTAGTCCAACCCCATTCTTTTATGGACGCTGCTATCTGTGCAACTTGGTCTTCGGAATGAGTGCGGGCGTTGCGGGCGTATGGAATTAGGTCAGCGGTCTTGCGCTTGGTAATTTTATCAGCGGGCCATGCGTCTGCCATCAGTGAGCCCTCATAGCTTTGTCGATCTCGGCTTTGCTTTCCTTCGCCATTAGGTCAGCCTGCACTGCCTTCTTAGGCGGTTCAACGAATAAATCCGGCTGTTTGTATGCGTCTTCGATACGCTTACATGCTATATCAAAATATTTAGGCTCAAGCTCTATGCCTATGAATTTACGTCCTAGCTTGGCGCAAGCGACTCCTGTTGTGCCGCTGCCCATGAAGGGGTCTAGGATCTCGTCATTGATGTTTGACCAGCTTTTTATATGATCCTCTGCCAGAAGTTGCGGAAAAATAGCAGGGTGGGCAAACGCTGCCCTATCCTTACTGCTGTTGTCCCTGCCATTAGCGTATCGCCATATATTAAACCGCGCCCCCATTTTTTTTCGGAAACAAAGCCCCCCTCGCTTGTTTCCGCCAGAATTACCCGTATATTTGTTTTTTCTATCTTTTATGGGGTTAAATGTTTTTATATTACCTTTAGTAAAAATAAACATATACTCGAAAATCTGGTGGTATCTGGTGCTATCTGGGTACGCCATACCCGACTTTTCATAAATCATGGTATCGTGTAAATTCAACCCTAGAGAGGAAAAATGTATGGCTTGTTTAAATGATGTTAGTGTTTCACTACCGTTAGACGTTGCATCACCGACAACCCAAACAATAGTCCCCCCGTCCGCTATAGTTTGTGTTAATTCCCCCGCTATCTTTATAAATTTTTCAAACGACCAATCAACGCCGCCTTCATAATCACGAAGGTTATCATAAGGTGGCGAAGTCACCACAGCATCCACTTTCTCAAGCGTTGGCATAATTTCCAAACAATCACCTTGGTACAGGGTGCAGTCGCCTATTTGCTCTACTAACATTCCCGTTCCTAAAAAAATGCGGGGCCAACGAGTGACACTCAAATCACCCCCGCTAGGTTGTGTGCTGGAGGGAGTAAAACCAGCACAAAGGCTTGTTGCTTTTGGTTAAGACCATCCATCTAATGCACCGTGTCGCCTTCAAGTTTATATATTACAGACATTTCAATTCGACTTTCCTAGACTTTGAGTCTGACCTCGCTCTAT